AGTCGGTTATTGAGAACTAGTAACAGGAATCGTAACGCAATGCGTTGGAGTAAGAACGAAACCAAAGCTCACATTGACATGAAGTTTTCGATATGCAAGCAGTTAAAGGAGTGGGGACACGAGTTTTACACAGAGGCTGTGTTTGAGCCGAGTGGGTTACGTGCTGATGTTATAGATGCAGACGAGGGTATAGTTTACGAGGTAGTCAATACAGAGGGCAGTGATTCTATTTTGAAGAAACAACATATGTATCCGTTAGAAATACGTGTTGTTAATGCTAATCAGAAGTTTACAAAGGATTTATTATTATGAACAACAACTTTGAGGAGGATTTAGAGGATGGCCAGATGGGAGAGCGTGCAGTTAGACATTTTGTAGAGACACAATGGCACAAGAAGTTTATCACATATGGAAACACGGCAGCTTTTGACATAATGTTTCAAAACAATAAGCAGAAGCCTGTATTTTTTGAGGTTAAGACTGATTTGTTTGAAAAGGATTGGGACAAGGGCGGTACGGGTAATATAGCAATTGAATACAAGTGTAGGGGTAAGGACAGTGGAATTAAGACAACATTGTCGGATTGGTTTGCATATTACTTTCCTAACATAAGCGACAACCATTTATGGGTAATTGACATGAAGGCATTGAAAAAATTGATAAAGGACAACAAATTTAAGACAGTAGCGGCAGGAGAGCTTGATGAGAAGACAGGAAAAAAGGTAAGTCGTTGTTATTTGATACCTCGATTTGATTTCCGTGGTTATTTTAGTGTATTTTCGTTTGACGGACAGGAGTGGTTACCATCATTAGATTAATTAAAGACGGTAAGGTCTTAGAGGAGTCGGACAATTTGCATCACATACATGAGCTATTAATAGTTCATGACAAAGATGTTAAAGACGTCGTTATAACTGTAGCAAAGCACAAGTAATGGACCACAGCAAACATATCACGCAGGCAATCGCAGGTGCGTTGGAGATAATGAATGACCAGCCGCTTACTTTGAATGAGTTCATAGATGAGGTAATGTCGGACTATATGGACCAAGAGCCGGGGACTTACGTTCCTTTGGGCGATATGCATGACCAGTGGGAAGAAAATTTTAACAAGGGAGAATTTGCATCAATAATTTGTGCAAGGGGTCACTTGAAGACGACTTGGGGGTTGTGTGTGCTGGCATATTATATGCACAAGCAGCCAAATTTTAGGGCGTTGTATATTTCTGCAACATTGGAGCAGGCTTGGGACAAGTTGGAGCAGTTTGAAGAATTGTGTAAGCGAAGTTGGCGACTCAGTGGGTTTTTACAAAAGGCAGAAGATAGGAAAGTGACAATACGAAAAAGCGCTAAGAGATTTAATAATGGAAGTAGAGTAGCTGCTGCAAGTATTGGTAAGGCATTGGAAGGTCCTCACGTTCATATGATAATTTTGGATGACGTTTTGCAGGAGTTTCCAAATTTAACTGATGAAAAGGTAATTCATTACGTTCAGAGGGTTGTAATGCCGATGCGTCTTCCAGAATCTAAGATGTTATTGGTAGGAACGCAGAAAAGAGTTGGAGATATTACGGATTGGGTATCTGAAAGTTCTGAGTGGAATGTAGTAAGGCATCCTGCGTTGTTGGAGGACGGCAGTCCGCGTTGGCCAGAGTATTGGAATCAGGAAAGGCTAGACAAAGAAAAAGAGACAATGGGAAGTCGGGCTTTTGAGTCTGAGTATATGTTAAATCCATTGGACCCAGAGAGTGCAGTTATTCCTTATGAGGTACTTCAGCGTTGTTTGGATGAAAATCTTGACATGGGACTTTCAGAGTACGATGACGATATAAGCGTCGTAATGGGCGTTGACTTGGCCGTGGGTATGAACAGTCAGAATGATGAGACAAGCTACTGTCTTGTGGCTTATAATAAGCGTACGGAGCATCGTAGGATATTGTATAGTTGGACAGGCAAGGTAATGGCAAAAGGTAGTGGTTGGCTAGAGACACAGGTGTTGAAAATCAGAGAACTTGCGAAACGTTTTAATCCAGACACGATAATGATTGAATCGAATGGGTATCAGAGATTGGTGGTTCATAGTGCGAGTGACTTGGCGGGCCTTCCGGTCGAAGGTCACAACACGGGACGCGAAAAGCACTCACACGACGTGGGCATACCGGGGTTGGCCTTGGAGTTTGAGAAAGAAAGATACTCGGTTCCATGGCAAAAAGAAATAAGGCAGGCAAGTCGTCCGGGACCTAGGAAGTTGACAGATGGGTTGGCTAGGTTAGTTTACGGTAAGAACGGAAGATTAGAGGGACATACCCCTGATGCAGTAATGGCGTTATGGATGTGTGAGTTAGCGATTAAAGGAATGAACAAAAAGGGGTTGGCTTATGTTAGTTGGGATTACATATAGAAAAGGTTATATACATCAAGCACATACGAGACATCCAACCATACATGAAAAAGAGAACGAGGTTGGAGATTTATGGAATCAGTAACGCTACCAAAGAGGGCCTTAAAGAGATTGCTAAGGCGGAGAATGTTCCCACAGGCATCTTAGTGGAACCGCTGCTTAGAAAGTACGTTAGGGAGTACAATGGGCGATAAGCGAGATAGATACAGGATTCCTCGTGGTGTAAAGAAGGAAGCATTACAGGGTAGAGATTTACGAGCGATGCATGGTTATGGTGGTGGAAAGGTTACAAAAGCAATTAACAGAAAATTAAGATATCAAAAAGACGTAGGATACAAGACAGCGGTTAAAATTGATACATATTACAGGAGACACGAGAAAGTGGACCCACCTGCTGAGAATTTTAACAACAAGAAGAATCCTAGTAAGGGTTTGATAATGTGGAAGATGATGGGCGGCAATGCAGGTCACAGTTGGAGTAAAAGACTTAAGAAAAGTCTAGATGTGATTCAGAAAAAGGAAAAGCTTAATAAGATAATTACTACAGTAGAGGCGATACAACTTGGCATGGTACGATAGAATTTTAGGGCGAAAGCCAGTGCGGAAGCGTTCCGCGTTAGAGGATTTAATAGAGAGAAACACAGCTAGCGTATTGAAGGATGCAAGAACTCCTGCTTATGGTACGACAGGTAGTAATCGTGCGTTTAAGGCAGACATCCTTCCACCAGTAGACCAGAATTATTTAGAACAATTAGCTGACAGGTATTCTCATCTCAGAACCGTAATCACTCGAATAGCTTCTCAATCCGTGGCGAAGGGATGGGAGTATCACGCCATTGGAGATACGGGTGATAAGGAAGAAAGGAAGATGTTAGAACTTCTTCTTAGAAATCCAAGTGGCGGTAATGCAGACATTACGGCAAGTGAATTTTTTAAAGCAATGATACGACAAGTAGAAGTATTTGACGATTGTTGGGTAAGTATAGTATATGATAGGATTCAGGGCAGTGATAATAAGATAGTCAAAGAGCTTTGGGTAGAAGATGCAAAGCAAATGCGATTTGCAGTTGATGAATATGGTAAGTTTAAAAATGATGAATATTTTGATATAATAACGAGACAACCTTTGACAAAAGGAGAACTAGGAGAAGGTGGATTTGAAGCTGAGCCAATGGCTTACTTTTATGATATGGGGCAGGATGAAGACAAGATTCCTTTTGCTCGTGATGAGATTATACATTTTAATAAATACAGTGCGAATGCTCGATTGTATGGACAGTCGCCGATTATAGGTCTTTCTAAGAAAATCGAAACAGCGCTCGCCATTGAGAACTTCCAAAATAAGATTTATAAATTAGAAAGACCACCTAAAGGTTTTCTTGATATTCCCGGACATGATGAAGAATCATTGAATCGGTTGGGAGAATACATTGCAGAAGAGACAAGACGTAATCCGAACTTTGTTCCTATCATAAGTAGTAGGGGAGAAGGTACAGGAAGCGGTCAGGCTAAGTTTGTGCCTGTTATGCCTAACATGGATGAGTTGATGGCTTTGCCTTACATGGAGCGCATTAACAACGACATAAACGCATCGTATGGAGTTATGCCAATTGTGACAGGAAGTACAGCAGGCGTAGGTGGGTTGAATGCGGAAGGAGAGCAAATATCTCTTTTTGACAGAACTGTGTTAGAAACTCAACAATGTTTAGAAATGGGATTTTTAAAACCATTAATGAAATTGATGGGAATCAAGACATGGAAGGTAAAGTTTGCAGACATCAATGTAAAGAACGAGCAACAAGCATTAGCTAATATGTTACAGAAAGCAAATATAATTACAGTATTAAATAAAGTAGGAATAGAAGCTACATTGGATAAGGATGGCAATTTGGTTCTTCCAGACAAGCCACAAGTTAGTATGCCTGATGACGCTAAACCAGAAGTAGGGGCGTTAAAACCGTGAAGAGTTGCAAGAAGTGTATGGCGGGAGAAAGTCGAGTTAGGTTAATGTCTAATGGATTATGTGAAGAGTGCGAGCATGATAGGGCTTGGAGTAACAAAGGCGAGTACATGAAGCAGTACAACAAGCGCAATAGAATGTTAATGAGGCAGAAGGCTGCACAGGAAGTAAATCGTAAGTGGAAAGAAAAGTACGGAGATGCTTCACCTGAAGAAGTAGCATCATACAAATGAATGCAACTTTAGAATTTCGTAATTTTGATAATATTAAAAAAAGTCTTAGATTTTTAAAACAAGAAAAAAATTGGGATGAAATATTTAAAGAAGCTTTTGAAGAATGGCGTGTAGAAATTGAAAATACTGCAAAAGAATTACTTGGTAGAAAAATAAATGATGTTACAGGAAAATTAAGAGATTCTATTTATACGGTTATTGATGAAGATGGCGATTTAGCAATTAAAAGCTATCACAAAGCAGCTCAAATTATAGACAAAGGAGGGTTTAGTAGATTTCCAAATTGGAACTCACAAACTATAAAACAATATGCTAAAGAATATAATCAAAGTCCTTTTGTAGTTGCTAGAGGTATATTTCAAAATCAACCATTTCAAGAAGCTACTATGTTTTCATGGGGTGCATTATTTTATCATAAAGAAGATATTAAAAATGAAATATTTATTATAGCACGAAAAAGAAAAGACGAAGCTATTGCATCAGGAACTTATTAGTTTCCGGAAAGTTTAGATTATTTATATACACGTAGTCAATCCTAAGCTGTGGCAGACGCTAAAGATACTAAGTGGCAGGTCTATCGACCAGAGTGGTATAACGAGAGAATCTTAGAAACATATATTAGTTCTCCTATCGTCGATAAACAGAACGATAAGATAGGAACTGACACAATTAAAGAGTCCATGGATTTCTATATGAAATACGGGGTTTATTCATACAAGCATGAGGAGATGCCAGTAGGGCTACCTCTTGCATATAAAGTTAAAAATGGTAAAGTTAAAATCCGTGTAGGAATACACGACAAGCTTCCTATGCATACTAGGGTATGGGATGAAATGAAGATTTACGGTGACAAGGGTGGCTCCTCTATTAGAGGGGAAGCCGAAAAACAAGAGAAGGTCTGCGAAGGAGACGTCTGCCACAACAACATCTCCGAGTTATCTCTCTGGTCCGTATCATGGGTTGGCAACAGGCCAGCTAATCCAGAAGCTACTGTTACAGAAGTAGCGGCAGCAAAAGCAGATGAACCTATCAAGGTGACAAAGCAAATAACATTAGATGAAGTAGAGGGAATGTTAGAAAAGATAATAGCACGTAGGGGAAAGAAATATTGTTTGTTTGCTAAAAAAGATAGAAAATTATTGGGCTGTCATTCTACGCGTGCAGGCGCAGTAAATCAAGAGCGAGCAATCCAAGCTAGAAGATTTAGTAAAATGAATGAAAGTCTTGATGAGATACTAGAAAAGTATGTTAACAAAAAGAAACCTTGTGAAGCAGGGTATGAGATGATAGGAACTAAATTGATGAGAGGTAAGAAAGTTCCTAACTGTGTTCCTTTGGGCAAAGCCGAATATCAAGGCAGGAAGGTTGAATTAAACAAGCCTTTTCGGTTGAAGGGCGAAAATAAGAAATTTGGGGTTTATGCAAAAAACGAAAAGGGCAATACAGTACAAGTAAAGTTTGGCGACCCTAAAATGGATATTAAGCGTGATAGTCCTGACAAACGTAGAAACTTTAGAGCAAGACATAACTGTGATAGTCCCGGACCTAAACATAAGGCAAGGTATTGGTCATGTAAGATGTGGAGTACAAGTAGTGTAACTGACATATTAGGAAAGATTGACAAACATATATGGGACATTGCAGGTATTAAAAAGTGTTCAGTAAAGAAAGGGATTGCAATTAGTAAAGCTCCCGGAAGAAGTCAAAGAGGTATGAGAGCATTTATGACAACTTGCCGTAGGAATGCATTAAAACTTAGAAATTACGAAGGCCTTCAAAGTGTAAGAGACCCAGAGGCATTTTGCGCAGAGATGTGGAGAAATCCCGGAAAGTATACTGGTCGCGGTCCTAAGATGAGTCCTAGTAGAGTTCGTAATCAATCAGGTA